TGAAGTTATTTAGTTATGTGGGAATTGCGCCGAAGTTATTTTTTCCAGTAATGATTAAGAGAGAGATAGATAAGAGAGATAAGAGATAGATGTATTGGATAACCAATCTACCAATCTCCCATGTAGTTAAATGTTTCATTTGATTACATGGGAAGTTAGTTATGTGTGTGCGTTTGATCTAAGTGATTAAGTGATCGTGTGGTCAATGGGAGATGTGGCTAATGGGAGATTAGTTATTACAAGGAGAATGGCACTAATGATCTGATAACAACGCCGAAGGTGTGCCGTTCGGCTGGTGGTATCCGTATTGCCAGTTTGTTATTGATCGCAGTAGCCGAAGTTATATTGTTATCTCGTCATCAAATAGTCATCAAGCCATGTGGAACACATGGTTATTAAGCGTGTGTTAACACAATCGCACCTGATTAATAGTCAGGTGGAGTTGTTAACACAATCAAATGAGCCAAGACCCCCCACCATTAAACGCCAGCGCACAGACGAACCCCCAGGTTGGACACACGGTTGACGCTGTAGGAGGGGGGCAGTAGCCGTAAACTGGGCCTATGAGTAACTTAGGACGTCAATTCGACACGCCAAAGCAGAAACGCACTATGGCGTACTCCTATGATGACCCAGGTGTGACTTTTTGCCCTAAATGCCATAAGAACGCTCTAGCCGATCCTCAACGTTATGGACTAAAGGGTGAGCCAGAGGTTAAACACAACACTGATTACGAGACAGGTGACCTCGAAGTCTGCACTGGTGGGTGTGGTAAGACTATATTTGGTAAGAAGGGGACCTACGAGTGAGCGCATCAGATCATTTAGGCCCTCAGTGGCATCAGTTGGATATGTACCAAACTGCTAAAGCATTGCGTAAATACACCCTTCTTGATGTCGAAGATAAAAAAATTAAGAATAAAAGGAACCATCGCTCTAATGCTGATGTAGATAATCAGGTTATGGACAAGAAATTAGCCACTTCTAAAAAATCAGGGCTATATGACTCTGTTAAGAGGATCGGTGTTCAAGATCCCGTCTCTATTGGAGAGGGTCGCTTCCTACCCTATAAAAAGAATACCGTGGCCAATGGTCATCACCGCATTGCATCAGCCTATAACATAAACAAGAACATGCTAATCCCTGTAGAGCACATAGGTCTTGAACCATTTAAGGTTAATGGAAAAACGTATAATAGTTAAATGGAACAGCAGTCACACCTATTTGATGAGATAAAGACCGTTGCACGTATGCAGATGGCCAAAGAGATCCTTGAGGGTATACAAGAGATAGATGTAAACACATACACCCAGGCCCAGACCATTAGTCGGGTTGTTCAAATCGTCGAGGGCGCAAAAGGAATCTAATTCCTTTTACCCTCCTCTCCCATTTAGCCACATCGAAGATGTGGTAGGTTGACTTCATGGTAGATGAGTGTCTTGGTCAGGAGACCTGCAAGTGCGAGTTCGATCTTGATATGGATGGTCAGGTGACCTGTGTGATGTGTGGTGCCAGAGATACCTTGACCCCACCGTCTTGGGGAGATACCCCAGTTAGTTTTGAGGAGTAGTACAAAGGAGATAGAGTAGGGATATGACAAAACCTATAACAGTTTATTGGATGTGTAATGAAGATGAGTCTATTAGGGCAGTCGCACCTGAAAAAGCAAGTAAACGATTTTACTCCCATGATGTTAGAAGTGATGATTCAGGGTCTCTTATAGCCGTAAACTATTGTCCAGCATCAAATAGAGCATTAAAAAATCTTTACGCTATAAAATCAATTTATGATTATTCTTTTACAATAAAAGGTGATCGTTGCGAATCCCCCATGTATGATCAGGCTTTTTTTGACAAGCATGTAGTTATAAGATCAATAGAAAAGAAGGTCTTTAGTTTTAAAAATGTGTATGCTTTTTTTACTGATGAAAAGAGCCTAGAGATAACGGCACATGAATACCCCATATTTGAAGACAATGAAGTGGCTAAACGATGTATCCCTATTATGGGTAAATATGATATTGGGAAATGGTTCCGCCCCTTAGAATTCCCATTTATTTTAAAAGAGGAATTCGACACCTTTACAGTAAAGGAGCAGGATGTTCTTTATTACCTTAGATTTCATACAGATCGTCCCATTATCTTTAAGCAGGTTATGATAACCAATGCTTTAAAGAGCATGTTAGATCACTCAACAGCAGTACACGCTCATAAAACACGTACATTTAAGACCCTTGAGAACTTCTACTCTCTTTTTAAAGGAAAAAATTACCTTTTAAAAGAACTTAATAGAAATTTGCTTTAATCATAGGTTTAATAATACGGTATATCCTATGCGCCTATTTGGATTAGAGATTCGACGTGATGAACAAACAAAGGATATAACTGTAGTAACCTGCTACAAGTGTGCCCGTGACTATATGATAGCCAAGGAACACCTTCGGGCGTATAACTACTGCCCAAGTTGTAAATAATCGATAGGAGTAATACATGATACTAAAGACCGACTTCATAGCCCTACTTTGTGTGACTGTAGTTGCCGCATTTGTTTTGTGGGAATCTCGTCGTAACGAATCTCCCGTTTATATCATAATGAAAATTATTTCGGTAGTAATCGCTGTCCTCTGGATTATTGCAGCCGTTCTTTATTCTCAGCAATAACTAAATGCCATATAAGGACAGGAAGTCCGATAAGGCTAAGGCGACCAATCAAAAGGCAGGCAAGAAGTACTATTTGAAAAATAAGGGCGCCCAGTTATTACGTAACAAGACCAAGAAGGATCAGATACGTGATTACATCCGTAAGTACAAAGAACACAGAGGATGTATGGATTGCGGCGTTAAGTATCCTTATTACGTCTTAGACCTAGATCATCGTGAGCCAAGTGAGAAGAAGTTCACCCCAGCCATGCTACATAAGACAGGTAGTTGGGAGAAGATGATCGTAGAGATACGCAAGTGCGATGTGGTATGTTCTAATTGTCATAGGAAGAGGACACACGAGAGAGGTCACTACACTCACTCTAATGATCACATAGTTTAAGAGGTCTCTCTTGGCTTATGTGGGAGATCATTGCTGGGAAATTAGATGGGGGCTCATAAAATTTTTGAAACTCGAAGAGTTAGGCAGTGGCTTATGATAGGGTGGGAATATGGGCAAAAAAATAATAAAGTTTAATGCCGAACGGGATGCCTCTAAGTATTTATTAGATACACCAAAACCAGGTACTCATACTGTACCAAAATGGTATAAGGATCAATCTATTTATGCTAACGGAAAATCTAAACCAATAGAAGGAGATTACCTAACTTATAAAGTTTGTGTCCCTTTAGTGGATGCTTTAACGTCAGGCTATATGTTAACTACTCCAGCAGAACTACTCGTAAAAAATATTGGAGAAAATAAATATATTCCTCATTTTTTTTGGAATGTTACGTGGGCACCGCTTGATTTTCAAGGAACAGTGCCTTTAGGAAATTATCCAATTCCACACGCTCATTATCCTGAAATGTTTCGATGGATAGGTGATTGGCATATTTCAACACCAAAAGGTTATAGTTTATGGGTTACTCACCCTTCTCATAGATATGACTTGCCTTTTACTACAATAAATGGGTTTATAGATACTGATGTATTTCCAAATGCTTTACTTTTTCCATTTTTTATTAAAGAAGGATTTGAAGGAAGTATCCCTGAAGGAACTCCGTTTGCACAACTAATACCTGTTAAACGAGATCCCTGGAAATCTCGTAAAGGAACAGTTCTTGAAGGTTATCAATTTTTAAAAGATAACATAGTAAAAACTAGTTTTATAAGAGGTTATAAACGATTATTTTGGCATAGAAAAAGTTATAAATAATTAATTATATAATAAGGAGACTTTAAAATGATTATTGCTTCAATTAATACTAGTCACAATGCGTCATTAACATTGATGGAAGATGAAAACTTGATTGTTTTTATAGAAAATGAACGTTTAAATAACTTAAAAAACTCTAATACAGCATTCCAAGTAATTTCTGAAATTACAAACTATGTAGACCATGTGGATCATTTTATAATAAACGGACTTGAACCACCTTTGCAGTTATCAAATTATATTGAAGAACCTGCATATTTAAAACAACTTTTAGATTTAAATAAAACTTTTGATGCTAATGGCCTTACTGGATATAACTGGTGGTTTAACCACCACCAAATGCATGCTGCAACTGCTTTTTATAACTCAGGGTTTGATACTGCTCTGTGTGTTGTAAGAGATGGAATGGGGTCTAAAATTATTTTTGATACAAATAATCCAAAAGAACCAAAAGGCCATGGAGCAGAAAATGGAAGTGCATTTATATATGCATACCCAGGTCAAGTTACCTTAGTAGAAAGACACATTTATTACCCTGATACTCCAGAAAATATCAAGGAATTTATACAAGATAATATTTATTTAAGCAGCCATTCCTCTGAAGGCAAAGCATTTGAGGCAACTTGCAAGGCTATGGGGTTTCACCCACTTGAAGCAGGTAAAGTTATGGGCATGTCATCTTATGGAAAAGATGATCCAACCATTCCTAATATATACATTGATAAAGGATTAATAAGCAATGAAGTATTGAAATACCGTTATGATTCAAAAACTAAATCTGATTCTCATATTTTAAATTTTAATTTATCAAAAGATTTTGAATCTCAGGCTAATTTTGCATGGAAATTACAGACCCAGATTCAAGAAAAAGTGGCTAATGACATTCTTGATCTTTTAAAACAAACTGGACAAAAAAAGTTATGCCTATCTGGTGGTTTTTTCTTAAATTGTGTTTCAAATTATCATTTATTAAAAAAACTGCCCGACAACGTGCAGATTTATGTTGAACCTATTTCCAGCGATGCAGGAATTTCTTTAGGTTCAGCAAAATTTTTATATCATTCTTTAACTAAAGATATGACAATACGTCCACAAACAAACATTTACTATGGACCAAAGCACACCATAACTCTATCCGACTTAAAAGATGAAAAAATCATTGAAAACGTAACTCCTGCAGATGTTGCTAAGTTACTTGCTGATAAAAAGATAGTTGCTCTTTATCAAGGAAGGTCAGAAGCGGGCCCACGAGCACTGGGTAACCGAAGTATCCTTTATGACCCACGAGATCCAAATGGTAAAGATCATGTTAATACTGTAAAGAAAAGAGAATGGTTCCGACCATTTGCTGGAACTGTGCTCTTAGAAAAGGCACGAGATTGGTTTGATCTTCGATCTCTTACAGAATCTAAGTTTATGATGTTTGCTGTAGATGTATGGCCAGATAAACAAGCATTAATTCCAGCCATTACGCATGTTGATGGAACCTGTCGAATGCAGACTCTAAAGAAAGAAGATAATCCTAATTATTACGATTTGATCCAAGAGTTTGATAAATTGACGGGGGTACCAATATTGTTTAATACTTCTTTTAATTTAGCAGGTAATACTATTGTTGAAACTTTAAAAGATGCCTTGTGGACAATTCATAACTCAGCAATTGACTATTTATATTTACCAGAGTTAAAAGTATTAGTTTCTAAAGAAAGTAATTAAATGAAAAACGTTAAAATTTTAAAATTTGAAAAAATAAATCCAATTTTTATTGATTTACAATCAAGTAAATCTTATATTCCAAAATGGTATAAAGATTTATCAGAATATAATGGTCCTAATATTTGGACAGATAAAAGCATAAAGTTTTGTGTTCCATTTTTAGATTCATTAATGAATGGATATATGATTCCTTTACAAGTTGATGTACATGTTCAGCAAGTTAACGGATTACCTAAGTTTACATGGGGCAACGGAGATCTTCCAATAATAGATATTAGAAGAGACACTGATGCCTTTATTCCAGTTCCTCCTGGTTATTCAACAGTTAAACCAACTTGGCAAATACCTTTGGCTTTAGAACTACCAAAAGGGTACAGCATGTTGTTAACTCATCCTTTAAATCGTTTTGATCTTCCTTTTATTACCCTGAGTGCAATTATTGATGACTTTAAATTACCTAGTGGAAGTTTACCTTTTATGATTAAAGAGGGTTTTGAAGGATTAATTGAGGCAGGAACTCCAATTGCTCAAATTATACCTTTTAAAAGAGAGAATTGGAAAAAAGAAAATTCTCCAGGATTAAATGAAGCATCACTAATAAATAGACTTAAAAGTAGAAGTTCTCTACGAGGTGGGTATAAACACGCCTTTTGGAAACGAAAGACCTACGAATAATCTGCCCTTTTTAAAATTTTTTCAGTAACCACTCAAGACAGTAGCCATAATGTCACAATACATTCATGGCCAGATACGCAGAATTCCAAGACTCAGCAGGAAGACACTACGTTGAGCACGATATGCCAGAAGAGACGGCGTATCAACATCCAATCCGTTCTTACGGTGATGCACGTCGTCTTTCTGTATATGACACAAAAGATTCAACGCCAAGAAAAGTTGACCCAAAGGGTGGCGGAGTTAGAGAGAATCCAAAAGGTGAGCCTGGATTAGTTGGTTACTCAGATTTCTATCGTGAACCGCCTCGTGAATCTGGTTTAACATTTGTAACTAAAGATCAACACGGCAATGAAACAAGAGAAAAGCCAAAGCCAATTGCAGATACTAACATCGGCTACATGCGTGTGAATGAGAAGTATCAAGGCGGAGGAATTGGTCGCCAGATGTTTGACTACATGCACAAGACAACTCCAGAAGGATCAATCCTTAATGTAGGCAAAGCAGCATCAAATGCCACTTTACATATGTCTGAGAAGTTAAAGAAAGAGAAGCCAGACTCAATTAAATATAAGTTGTTTTAATGAACAACAATCTATCTAAGCAACAGTTTAAAGAGTACACCTTGGAATATAAAGGCGCCGATGAACAGGGTGGGCACAGCATTGTTGCAAAAAAAGAAGATAAACCAATAGGTGAAATGAGATGGGAAAAAGGATTAGGTGTAAGTAACCTAGATGTTAATCCAGAACATCAACGCAAAGGTGTTGCTACTGCCATGTGGAATATGGGCATTAATTTAAAGAAACAAGATAAAAGCATTCCAACACTTAAACATAGTCAAGATAGAACTGAAGAAGGCAACAGTTGGGCAAAAAAGGTAGGTAGGTATTATCACCCAGAAGCAATTTGGCCCAAGGAGTTCTTTGAATGAGTAATCTCTCCCAAGAGCAATTTGGCCCCATGTACCATGGAACCAGAGCAGATGTAAGTGGTGGCTTTATATTTCCTGCTGTCACTGAGGGAGAAGGCCGCATGGCTCGTGCATGGGCAACCAGTGATCCAGGGCAGGCAAGATTCTTTGGCGAAACTAAAATGCCAAAGGGCGCTGAGAAGAATCCAGTGAAGGTCTACAAAGTAGCACCAGTTAGCAAGGAAGTTAAAGAAGAATCTGGGAACATAGAGGGTGAACGTTTCTATTCCTCCCCTCACGGGTTTATGATTACTGGAGAACACAAATGAGCGCCAAATATTCACGTAATGAACCATTTAACAAGATGCAAATCAAAGATGGCTGGATAGTCATCATGAGAAAAGACGGATCCGTAAAATCACGACTTGAACCATACCGCCCAAAAATAAAAAAATGAAACGGTATTTAGAGGTAGTAGGTTTTACACTACTACTCCTAAGTATTATCTCTTACCGAATGATGGAGGAAGTCCGTGCATACGATCCAAGACTCCGAGTCATTCCACCAACAATAAAGATAGGGTGTACAAATCATGTATGAGTATCACGTAAAAAAAGTTAACAAGATAGTTGATGGCGATACTATCGATGTTGATATTGATTTGGGTTTTGATGTCTCATTCTCCTCTCGTGTGCGCCTAGCGGGTATTGATACCCCTGAAAGTCGTACTACCGATTTGAAGGAAAAAGCCCTCGGCGTCGAGGTTAAAGAAAAGATTAAAAAAGAAATAGCGGCGGCGAAAGACATTGTCATTAAGACAGAGAAGCCAGACTCATCAGAGAAGTACGGCAGAATCTTAGGTTGGTTATTCCTAGATAATAATGCTGTGTCATTAAATCAACAGTTAATAGATCAGGGTTATGCCTGGACATATGGGGGCGGCACGAAAATAAAAGACTTTGAAGAATTAGCCACAAAGCGCAAGGTGACTAAATAAACATGTGTGAACATGTCTATAAGAGTATGGGCGTAAGTGTGTGCCCTAAGTGCGGTCTTCCAACGCATAACATAAATTGGAAACACCAGAATCAATTAAGAGAACAATGGCTAATTACTAATCCTGATGCTGAGTATGTGGGATGGATGTCAATATGAGTAAGAAGTGGATTCCACATCCAACTGATAAGTGGCAGGTTGATTGGCACTCATTGAAGTATCATAAACATGCTATGACTATGAGTGATGCTAATGCATTTATGTCTACACCTAATGAAGATGGCTCACATAAGACTCGTCTTGATTTTCACAATCACTTACATGACACAGGACAATTTGGCCTCGGCGAGCCTCACGATCATTTTACTCCCAAGGATAAAAAATGAAGAAGAAACCCAAGTTTAAAGGTTACTCTCAGACTGGTTACGGAAAAGATTCCAGACAAGAGCGGTTTAAAGTTAAAGATGTAAATGAAGAGGGCGGTGCTGACTTTATTTCTGCGTGGGTTAATAACAATCTAAATAAGACACAGATGTCTAATGCTGAGGGAATTAAGAATTTGATGCAAGGACCAAAGTTAGGTTACAACGTGAAGAAACGCCAAACATCTGAGCCAAAGGAAGAAGAAGAATAATGGCAAAGAAAGATAACCTTGGAAAAGAATTAGCAAAAGGCAATCTCCCTATGTTTATGACTGCTGGGGAAATTGTTAAGCACATTAGTTTAAATGACTCTAATACCCGTGTTGGTGTTAGTTATGCCGAAGAGAAGTCACCAGATTTAAAGAGCCGTGATAACACTACCTTGCGTAAAAAATTGCGACAAAGTAGAAGTAGTGCAGACAGTAATGCACATGGCGCAGGTTTATATGAAAGTATAAAAACGCAAGGATTTAAAGGTCACTTTAACATAACAGATTATGGTCATGAGGGAAGGTTATTTCAAGGCCATCACCGTCTAGCGGTACAAAGAAACCTTAATCCAAAACAATTTAATTTAATAAGGTGGACAAAAGGTATTAACGAATAATGGCTGCTGAAGATAACCTATCTAAACAATTATTTCATGGAAGCATTGAAGATATAAAAGAAGGCGCAACAATTACGCCTAGATTAAGGGGTGGCTGGGCTTTTGCTACACAAAGCATTGAAGGAGCAGTTGCTCATACTCAAACCAGACTTGGTACTGGTATGGGATTAGGAGATAAGAGTAAGAGTGTCTCTCATGGAAAAATTTATGAGGTAGAACCTATGTCTAATGACACCTCAATGGGAGCGTCAGAAGTTTCAGGTATAGATAACACAGTTGCATCTAGAAAAGGATTTAAAGTAAAACGACAAGTGGCATCGGTGTTAAAGAATGCTTAATTCAAAACAATTTGGTGTTCCTGTTCCTGAGAATGTTCAGGTAAGAAAAGCAGGTGGTAAGGGTCATCTTGAAGGTGATAAGACAGAGAGTGCTACTGGCATGGTAAAGACTGAGCGCTTAATTCCCTTGATGGAACATAGACGTAGAGGTGCTGATGCCCAACCTTCTAGTGAAAAGACTATTGCTGGTATTAGAGGAGATATTCAAAAAGGCAAAGGTATTAATAATCCAATTATGGTTGCGTATGATCACGAGAATAAATGGGGCGTAATTGGTGAGGGTCACCACAGATTAGAGGCTGCAATGGCAGAGGGTGTATCACACGTGCCCGTGACCGTCTTCCGTCAACCAAACTTAGGTGAAAGAAAAGAAAACTTTTTAGGTGGTCATCTAGCAATGATGACTAACTTCACCGACAAAGGAAGTCATGACGAACGTATGGGCAAAGAGTACGTTCCGACCAATATGCACCCTGCTCACTTCAAACAATTTCAATGAATAACTACGATCATCAGATAGTTACTAACGTTAGAGAGCATCTTAGTGATGACCTACGTAAGCCAAAGTTTCGTGGACACGAGTGCAAGACCGCTGGACATTGCTACGTCGCCAGTGAGGCGGTCTATCACGCACTAGGTGGTAAGGCTGCTGGTTACACTCCAATGCAAATTAGCCATGAAGGAACTAGCCATTGGTTTTTAAAACATAAATCAGGAAAGATACTTGATGCAACCTCAGATCAATTTGCAACTGCAGTTCCTTATGAGAAAGCCAAGGGAAGAGGCTTCCTCACTAAGGAGCCATCTAAACGTGCAAAGACATTAATGAGTCGTCTGGAATCGAATCCTTAAACTGATCTACTGGAACTCTCCAACAAGTTCCTGATTTTTCTTGCGACCACCACTCATCTCTCTGACACTCTGATACTGGTAGCCAGCCATATATCTCTACTGAAGAAAAGTACTCTAGGTCGTAAATTCTAGTGCCAACAATTATGGCGTTCTTATTTACATCCTTACTCCATACAGGAATAGCATCTTTAGTTCTAACACAACGAACCTCAATATTTTGTCCAACATCTGGGTGATCCATACGGTTCTTATGTTCTTCATTTGTATACCAAGGAACTGTCCACGGCATTTTGTAAAGTTTAGCAACCGCATACTCTGCAACATTTGATCTGATGTTTGCGTTTAACTCATACTCTAGCCAACCTTGGCGTTTGCCTTCAGCATAGTTAGGGCGATCTATTGACCCAAATTTCATTAACCATCGTTCCATGCCTAGTTGAGCACAGACTCTTACTTCGTCTTTATTTAAAGTGACTGTAGTTGCCATTTTTTCCTTTACTTATACGATTTTTTAGACCAATGATTCCTTACATAATGATTAATAATATGTTTATTAAAATTTTTATCTTCAAGTTTTTCATATTCACCAGTTTTTAAGTAATCAAATTCTGTTTTCCAATTTTCTCTCTTAAAAGGAGTAATTTGAATTAAAGGTGTTCCCGCTTCAACAATTCCTTCAAATCCTTCTTTTATCCACATTGGAGGCAAGAGTTCTAATTGACTTTTATCACTATCAATAATTGCAGGTATAGCATAAAAAGGTAAGTCTTTATAACCAAAAGGTGCTGTAACTAATACTGAATATCCTGAAGGAGTATGTGGAATCCATGTATTTAAATATTTAAAAACAATATTTGAATATCCTATTGGAGGAGGAATTAACTGTGAAGAACTCCCGTGTTGTTGAAAGATTCCGTTAGGATAGTTTACCCTCCAAGTTATTCTAGGATAAAACTTATTATCAAGTCCTTTTTCTTGCTTTATCTGAACATCAGCCCATAAAGTAATAATGTATCCAGAAACTAAAGCATCTAACATGGGTGTACATTTTTTAAAAGTTGCATTAGCCATTTTATTTTCAATTATAAGTTTTTTTCCATCTAAATTTTCAGAACTAACATCATACGGAGTCATTTCTTTCCACCATTGCGGCACTAATGATGATGCAGGTACTGGTCGATTTTGAACTTCCCACCCATACTCGTCTTTAGCAGTAAATTTAATAATATTAGTCATAGGAAAAACATACCATAAACACCAGATTTTACTTAATTTAGGGTATTCTAAGGTTGAACGAAAGGTAAATAATGGCAGACAAAGGCACAGCAGCCACTCTTATTAAGGTTGCAGAGAAAGAAGTGGGCACAATTGAAGGTCCAAAAGATAATGAAACTAAGTACGGTGCATTTACTAAGGCTAATTTTTTGCCTTGGTGTGGTTCATTTGTTATGTGGTGCGCTAATCAGGCGGGTGTAAAAGTTCCTAATACAGTCTCGACTGTGGCAGGTGCTGGCGCATTTGAAAAAATGGGCACATGGTCAAAAGCCAAGGACGCTTCTCCACAACCAGGAGACATTGCTTACTTTGATTTTCCAGGAGATGGCGTAGATCGTATCTCCCACGTCGGCATTGTGCTTTCTAATAACTTGGACGGAACAGTTACGTGTATCGAAGGCAATACCGCTGGAGATGCTAAAGGTGATCAACGAAATGGTGGCGAGGTCTGCAAGAAGGTTCGTGGCTATCTTCCTAATAAGAAGAAGGTTCTAGTCTCTGTAGTTGGCTTTGGTCGTCCTAACTATTCTGGAAATGAAGTTAAGGCAAAAATTCCAGTATCAGATACTCCAGTATTTCCAGGAACCATTAAACCTGGAGATAAGAGTGAGGGTGTTAAGATAGTACAGAAGGCTCTAGGCCTAAGTGCTGACGGTGACTATGGCCCAGCCACAAAGAAGGCTGTAGTAGCATTTCAGGACAATCACGACAATCTAGACTCTAACGGGATAGTTGGTCCTAAAACCTGGACAGAACTGGTCAAATTCATTTAAATCGGACATTTTACCCCTATAGCCCTCACAGATACTTCTGGTATTCTATGGGGGCTTTCTACTGAGAGGGGTGTCCATGACAACAATTATCGGGATACAGTATGAAGATCGCTGCATCCTACTTGCAGACAATCAAGTAACAGATGAAAGTGGTCGTGTCTATCGCCATCCAGATATGGCAAAGATTTCAGAGCGTGGTGATTTTATCATTGCTGGTTCTGGAGAAGTATCTCCTTGTGATATTGCTCAACACATTTGGAATCCGCCAAAATTAACTGCCAAAGATTCTAAAGATGTCTATCACTTCATGATTGCAAAAGCAATGCCTTCCTTTAGAAAATGTTTAACTGAAAATGGGTATGACTTTAATGAAGACCACGATAAATCTAAAGAGGGATTACGATTTCAATTTTTAATGGCTGTTGGTGGAGAGATATTTGATATTGACCAAGATTTGGCTGTGATGAAAAGTATGGATGGTATTTACGGCGTTGGATCTGGTGCTACCTATGCTCTTGGGGCTTTACATGCTGGTGTTAAACCCATGAAGGCTATGGAGATTGCAGCAAAACTTACAGCCTTTACTTCAGGTCCATATATACAGAAAGAACAATACAAGTAACTTTTGTGTGATAGATCACACTGGTTGAAAGTTACTCCTGATAATAACTTGTTAATTTGTTAAAATACTTTCGTCTCTTTGTAGACACCTCTCCTGAGTAAGAGTTAAAACTGCTCATTTTTAAAGACTCCATCGTGAGCCTATTTTAAGGAGATACAACTAAGTGATATCACTGAAAAAAATCGCACTTGTATGTGCTGCAGCACTGACAAGTACAGTTCTTTTAGTTCCGTCGGCAAATGCCGCCGCTACAACAACACTAACAGTTAATGGATCAGCAGCAAGTGGAGGTACAGCAGCAACTGCTCCTGTAGCACTCCCTGTTCCAGCAGATAATAGTGTTGATTTAGCAGACGCATTAAAGATTGCTGTAACAGGTCTAGATACAGGTACAGTTGTTACTGCTGTTGCAACAAATGCAACGCTAGTATCAGCGGTAGCAACATCTGCTGCACCCGTTACTTCAGCATCAGGAACTGCAAGTCTTTCTATTAGTACAGGCACTGGTACAACCGCTGATATTTTTGTTTACACAAAAACAACAGCAGTTGGAACTGTAACTGTAACAATTGGTGGAAACACAACCACATATTATGTACAAGGTACTGCTGGCGCTTTAAATGCAATTGCATTAACTGCACCAGAATCAGCAGCGGCTGGAAGCACTCAATCCCTCAAAGTAACTGGATACGATGTATTTGGAAACTTAAAGGGTGGAGCATCTATTAACGCTGTTGTAAGCAACGGATCAACTGCAACTGCAAGTACACTAACAACCGATACTGTTACAGCAACAAACGGAAGTAAGACATTTGATGTTGTAATTCCAGCAGCAGGACAAGTTACTGTAATTGTTTATGCAACAGTAGCAACAGCAATTACTGGAATGTCAACACCTGTTGGATCAGTTAGCAAGAACGTTGCTATCCGTGATCTTGCTGGAGAATTGGCAGCAACTCAGGCAGCATTAGCCGCAGAAAAAGTGGCTCGTGCAGCAGACAAGGCAGCCTATGATTCAGCCACTGTTACTGCAAATAAACAAATTGCTGATTTAAATGCATCAATTGCAAGTCTAAAAGCCTTATATAATAAGTTGGCTAAGAAGTACAAACTAAAGACTATTAAGTAGTATTTAACTACAACTTAATATGAGCCTCCTGAGCATGAGGACGCAAAAACTGCTCATCTAAACTTATGATAAGATCTGGGCATGTCTAAGACCCAGGATAAGAAAAAACAAAGAAAAGAAGAGCATGCTGAATTCTTATGGCATCAGGCTCAATTAAACGCCGCATACGCTAAAACCGAGTTGGACTTGGCGGTCCAAACCTTTAAGGATTTGAATAAAGAAATGAACGAAGAACAAGTAAAAGCAACTGAAGAACAGACTAAAATTCAATATAAACGTATTGAAGAGTATGTAATGAGTGAAAAAGAAAAGTATTTAGAACGTATGGGAATCCAACAGGACTGATAATAGGGGTTGAATCCAAGGGGGAATCGAGAACGGTATGAAAAACACTATGGCAGGTCTTAAAAATGTATTAATGCGTATTGTTGCGGTGTTTGCAGCATCAGGTCTTGGAGTTATTGGTGCTGGCGCTATTGCTGGTATTTCTACAATAAAGGCCGTCACAGTTGCAGGTTTAACAGCAGTAGCATCAGTTGTTGAAAAATTAGCCCGTGCATTTATGGATGATGGAAAACTTACTCTTGATGAAATTAATGCAGCATTTGCTACTGTTGATAAAGGTGCAAA